AATAATAGCTGCAATAATGTTATTCTTTAAATACTGTTGCAAATAATTAAATACTTCTGCACTAATTTTAAGTTGCTTTTCTCTCATTATATTTGAAACAGTCTTTTCATCTTTGCAAGATACTTTTAAATCTTGATTTAAACCTAGATATTCTCCAACTAATACATCAATATGTTTCTTAATTAATGGTGTAAAACTAACTGATGTAGGAGTCCCAATTCCGTAATTTTCTTCTAGGTGTTTGAATTGATCTGCATCTCTACGACAATGATAATATCCATAAGCTTTTCTTATAGCAACTTTATCATATACAAGATTACCTATCGCATCATTAATCTTCTTTACTTCATTCTCTATCACCATATTCTAATACTATATATTGATTTCCTTCACCTGGAGTAGTCATTTCTCCAGAATAATATTTTGTTCTATCTAGTTGTCTGTTTCTAAGTTCTTTTTCAAGAAATTCGAAAAAACCTTCTTCATCACCTTCATAGACTAAAACTAATGGAGCTTTTCATTGATTCAAATCTAAACTTAATTTCCATTGATTACCATCTATAGTTAATGTAAAGTCTCCAGTGTAATATGCACACATAGCCTTTTCAATTATTTCATATACTTTATCAACGAGTTCCATTCTTTTGCGGTATTACTCCATATTCTTTATAGCCTTTTTCATTAGTGAACCATCCAATATTTTCTCATTCTTTCGCTAATTTATCTTGAGCAGCAGGTCGTATATTCATTAATTCTTCATCTGCAATTTCTGCCATTTCCATAGCTGCGATAATATCGAACTTTCGTTTATTTTCTCAAGAATATTTTAACAATTGCTCAAGCATTTCATCAATATCAATTGAATAACAGTAATCATTAACAAAATTATTAATTAATTCAAGACCGTGCTTGATAATAGCTTCTGTAGCTGGTACGCCAATCATTTGTGAGTTGCCTCTTTTCATATCTCCAAGAGTTGAAGCAGGACGTTTCATAAATAGACTATCTTTCTTTTTTTCTTTAAAATATGTAACAATACTAATCTTAGTATGTTCTAGTAGTGCTTTACAATTATATCATACTAATAATTTCATTGCTACATCATATGCTTCTCGAATATCTCGAGGACGATCTTTATAGATCGCAACATATTTCGCTTCTTGTAATCCATATATACGTTTCTTAATAACTATACAGAAATCAGATACATCTGTTGAGGTAGAAGAATCTCCAGAACCTTGGTCAATAGAGTCTATTCCTGCAACATATAGATTTTTTAATACAAGACCGTCTTCATCTCGAAGTGGTCTTTCGTATATAGTAATTTTACTATTTGGATTACTTACAACTTTTACTTTTGTTAAATCAGGAGTATCTCCAGAACGATCTCATAATAATGATACGTATTCTGGTTTTAATCCTGCTTTAAATATCCTAATTTGGGTTAATCTATCTGCAATTGCAATTGAATCAAAGATATTTTCACCCTGTTTATACAACGCTTCATTTGGAATAAAACAGTGCTCTGCACAATAATCAAGTAGATCTTTACCACTTAGCTTTTTACGTTCTTCCTCATAAAACTTTTTAAATTCTTCAGATTGTGTAACTCCTCTTGTATCTAAAAATTCTTCTCGTAAACTAAACTTATGAGCTGGAATAAAGAAAGCTGTTAATTGTGGCTTTCTATCTTCTGTATCATAATTTTTATATGGAAGTACATTATACCCTTCTGGTTTTGCAAAAATGTTTGATAAACCTTCAAGTGCCATATCATCACCACCTGTACCTAAAGCAATACGTGTTCCAAAATGATAACCACCAAGCTCAACAAGGGCATTACCTTGAATCCAACTTTTAGTTAAATATTTATTAGATCCTGCTTCTTCATAGATTAATCTATCGACACGATCACCACGAATCTTATCAGATGTATCAGCAATTACTGAATCAATTTCTGACATTCAACCATATTCAACTCCATCAGGAGTAACTTGAGATGCACGTTTAGTATCTGCATTATTAACTTTTTGCCGTAAATGGCGCATACCTCCATTAGTATTCATGTCTAATCAGTTTAACTGCTTTCAACATTTAGTTTTTAAAGGAGTAAGTTTACCTTCTGCAGCACAAGTTAATAAAGAACGATAACCTCTATTAGTTATATAAGGTCTTACTGCTAAACAAGCAACAATCTCAGATAGTCCAATACCACGAGCTTTTAATATAGCTACATCTTTATGTAGTCTTTCAGCCATTTCAACATAATGAAAGAATTCATATTGTTTAGCTAGAAATGTAGGAAACTTTTCATTACGACCAGCTCCACCTCTAGCTCCTTCAGAAATAACTTCCATTCTATAGAAATTTAAAAAGAAATAATGATCTCCTGTAATTCTATATTTACCAACTGTATAACCTTCAGTACAACGTTTATATTGTTCTCTTCAGAAATCATTATAAGGCTTTGAATCTGCAGGATATTCCGTATATGAACCAGTTCTATCATAAATTTGAGCTAGTTCATTAAAAGGAGTAGGATCAAAATCTAAACCTTGAATTTCATTAATTGGTCTATATCCAGTTAATTCATATGATAGCTCTGGATCAAAGTAAAGTACATCTTCAGTGACCGCCACATCTCACAAACCATCTCTCTTTTTATAAAAATCAGTTGCAGTATACTCAAATTGTTCTGTAGTATCTTCTTTCTGATCTCCAAGCATTTCTTGTAATTGCTTTTTTAATTCTTCTTCAAATTTATCTGAAAAAGATTGAGGAGTTGGTTCAGGACCTTTTATTGATTCTCTAAGCTCTTTATATTTCTCTTTAGTTGTTTTCTTTCTTTTGACTTCTGATTCTTCTTTATTTTTTATCTGTTCAAGCATTTTTTTACGTGCTTGAGACATTGAAGATTTAATTGTCTTTACCATACTTAACTATCCATAAATCCAGGTTTTACATCACCTCTATTTTTAGCATTGGATTGCATTTGATCTTTTTTATAATTAAGCTCAAGTTCTTTTAATTTATCTGCCATAACTCCAATACTAGCAATATCAGCTAATACATCTTTTGCCTTAAAGATAGGTTTACTATTATTATCTCTCTCTTCAAGGTCTATATTATCTAAAGATACTCTCATTTTTTCAAGAGTTCGATACGCTGTTTTTATAAGGCTAAGTATTCTAGAAGAATCTTTGATTTCCATGTATTTTCTAACTGCTGCATGGAAGACTGGATCGTCTCATTCTTCTTGAGTTAATCCAGAATCTTCCATAGCTGCATCATGCTTTTGTCTCTCTAAGTATTGTTGATATGGACTTTTCCAGTCACAAAACAACCATATATATTTAAATTCTCTTCAAGCTCTTAACCTCTTTGTTCCTTTTGGATCTTCTTTACATTTATTTCTTTCTGTATCTCACAGCGCTGCAAACTCCTTTATTAATAGTATTTCGTATTCGTTAATCTTTAGATTACATGTTACATTATCATAAAGGAATAAATCTAGCATTACTTATTTTAGATTAAAACGTTTATTAAATGCTTTGTCCCGTTTATCGTATTCTTGTCTTTCAACTTTTTTATCTCTAAATTTTCACCACTTAGGATTATTAGAACGTGACATGCTACTTAAATCGTTTGTATATGTTGTATCTCTTTTATCTGCACTTATATCTCTATATGAACGTTTTCCTTTTGGATTTGTTACAATTTCTCTTATAGATCCATCTGAATTAATTATTCTTTCAGATTTATATCCATTAGATTTAGTTTGTTCAGTATCAGCAGTACCGTTTGCCCAGTAAGGAATGCCTGTTGGATGTAAGAATTTTAATAGATTCTGTTGTCTAGGTGTATATTGTTCTGGAGAAAATTCATCTAATTTTCTTTCTGCATTAGAAATAATAGGATTTGCAATTCTATTAACCATAACAGGATTATAACCTATTTTAATTAAAGAATCTCTAACTAATCCTGTAGTATTAAATACATCATGTACATTGTGATCTCCTGTCCTATTGTTTAGCGCCTTAGTAACAGCTACACTATCATTTGGATTAACCTTTACTTTAGTTGTAGTTTTACCCCCTTCTTGGAAAAATGAACCAAGGTTTCTTGGATTGATGCGGTGTTCAACAGGAATAGATCCTAAAGTAGCATTATTTCCATAATTGACCGACATACTTCTAGGTCCTACATATCTACTATCAAACCTATTAGGATTACCTAAATTAGATGCCACTATGTAATCACTATATGAAGGATTAGTTATAACTAATTCTTCATTCATATTTGTAGGTCTAATTCCTTTAGCTGCAGACATTCCAGCTTCTTCTGCTCCAGAAATATTTCTTGATCCAAGATTAGATTGTGGAAGTTTTGGTTTCTTAGGAGCGGGTCCTGTTGGAGCTAATTGAGTTCCATATAATTTTCCATTTCAAGTAAAGCTAGTAAGTCCTGCACTTCTAGCTGCTGCAAAAGCTTGATTGAAATTACCTTGAGATAAATCAGGAGTAACATTAGTTTGTACATTTACTTTAGGAGTAATTCCAGTTTTCATAGATACTCCAAAAGATAAAGGTTGAGAAACAATTGAACCTTCAGTTTTTGTTACTTTAGGTTTAGAATTATCTCCTACAATATTTTTCATTGCAGCTGCTTTAACTTCTCTTCTACTTAATCCAAGATCTTGATCCTTAATAGCAGATTTCATATTTCTATATGCAGTACGATTGAATTTAGAAGATTTCTTACCTTCTTTTACAACCTTCTTATTTTCTTTACGTTCATTCTTTGCAGATCCTCCATCCTTAAATTTATTAACAAGATAAGCAAGTTTACCTCCTTGTTTAAACATTCCTGCAGATTGTTCTTGTTTAAATTGATTAATCAATCCAGAAATAGTATTCATACCATCTTCTGTTTGTGCTAACTCATTTAATTTTCCTACAATTTCTTCAGGTGTTTTATTTTGGAATTCTTCTACTTTAGATGGAAGTCATTGAACAAATTGCATTAATTCTTCTTGTTCCATGATGATATTGTTTTATTATTAATATCTGTTGTAGAGCAAGTAATTTCAAATTTATTATATTTAGGATCTAAAGGTTGTGAAGGATAAAACCAAACAGGAGTAGTATTTGGAGTAGTTGTAATTGTATAATGCTGTCCTTCCAAAAACTCTTTAATTTCAGCTACAGTACCTTCTATTGTTATACCATTATTTAAATAAGCTTTCATAATTACTTGTTCTTATAAAATTTTAAATCTTTTGTTGAGAATACTGCTTCACGTAAAACCATATTCTTATCAAATCATCTACATTTAATACCTTTAAAGATATTAGTTATTTCATTACCATGTTTGTATGATTGTGTAATTTTTTCTACTACATACATAACAGGAGATGTAAGTTCACCATGTTTTAAAGTGACTACATCTCCTGGGTTAAAAAACGTTTTTTCAATTTCGTTTATCATATTATTCTTTGTCCTTTTCAATTACTCGACATATAATGTTTTGTTCACTGATAGCGTAATAACCCATATTATTAAATGGAACGGGTACTACAGAATTTCTGTAATATATATCCTCTCCAGGTTTTACGTATTTACATTCGGGTCCTGCAGAAATAACAGTACCACATGCAATAAATTGTTCAGCTCTCTCCATCTCACCAGTATCATCAGACTTATATGTATCTGCAAAAAGATCTCCTGGAAGAATCAAACCTGAAGCACTTGTTTTAATTTCTCTATAAGGATTTTTTTCAAATGGTTTTATAATAACAGTATATCCAGTTGCAGCTACTTTCATTTTAGATGCATCTTTAGCGCCTTTGTTTAATTCAAGTAATCTATTTGCTGTTAAAAGCTGTTCTTCCTCCATTTTTTTATTATGAGCAGCAATTTCCTCAGGAGTTAACTCCTTTGTTTCATGTTTAATATTTGCTCCCATAAGATGAACTCCCATTTCTTGCATGTGTGCATTTCCTAAAAGATTTTTTCCCATAATCATTTACATTTTTTAAATTTAACTTATTACCATTTATTGTTATAGCATTGTTCGTCTTCAACTCTTACTTTTGCATCTAATACGCATCCACAAAGATCACAAATATCTTGTCCACATAATTTTGTTTTATACGAGCAAGTGCTACAAATTGCCAGTCTTTTTTCTGCTAATTCAGATTTTTTATTAAATATTTTTCTATACCATCCAATAATTATATTCTTAACTTTCTTCATAATATGCTTTACAAAAAATTACCTGATCCAGTGTACTTGTCATTACTTAAATCTCCAGTATGCTTGTGTTTTCCTATATAATATCTGCCACTCGGAAATCCGCAAAGAAAATGTATTTTATAAATATAATATATTACCATTTCATTACTATACATTTTGCTGCAGGCAGTTTTGTTTTTCGATTAAGAGCACATCCGCATCCTTTTCTATATCCAATTTTTGGTCTATCTGAATAGTCTGTTTTATTATTTTCATTAATATATAATCTAGGATTACATATTGGACCCATTGGTGTTTCTTTGTATAATGGACATTCTTTACAAACCGCTAATCTTTTTTCAGATAAGTCTTCGTTTTTTCCAAGAGCTTCATCGACATGTCCACTAATAATATCTATCCATCCCATAATTAAAATACTATAGGTTTATCTAAATCCAACTCAGATTTAATCTTTATATCTCTTTTATAATGTTTCAACATTGTTTCTACATCTGATTTTAAATAATCACATTCATGTTCTGTAATATGATTATTATAGTCAATATGTATTAGTACTAAACGTTTAATATTAAAGTTTGGATTAATTTTCTGTAATAAATATGCATATAATGACAATTGTAATGTATAATGATAAAAATTACAGTCCATAATATTATTCATTGGGAATTTCATCATAGTTCTACTTTTAGTAGCTCTATTATAAAATGATTCTTTTTCTAATTTCTTATTAGTCTTGTAATCTGCAATTATGATATCGTTCCTATCTTTAATAAGTAAATCAAGTTGTCCTGCAATTCTTAATAAACCATCTTCTGATTTATAACTAATCATAAATTCAGGATAAACTCCTTTTTCTAAATCCAATTGATAATATCCCTTCTTACAAGTGAACTTTCCTCCAAGACCGAATTTCCTAAGATCTTGTTCTTCAGATTGATAATACATATTCTCAAATTGAGCATGTATTTTTGTTCCTCTTTCGCAAGATTTATTTCTTTCAGTTTCATATGATTGAAGGATCTCAGTACGTTTACTTTCAAATTCTTCTTTACTAATTTTTAATTTTTCAAGAAGTTTTGGATCTCATCTTTTAGTATTTAATAATGAAGTCTTTACGACTTTAAAAATTTCTGAATCAACTAAAGCTTCACAAGCTTTATAAGCAGATCAAAATGCCGAATCAAACTCATTAACATATTTATGTATTAGAGTAGTAACTGATACATAAGGCTTATTATCATATTTATCTAAGTATAGATGTTTTGCATCTGAATAAATAACATCTTCTGTCTCTTTATCTACTTGATAACCATTAACATATTTTTCTTTTACATTATCTAACTTTGGCATTATTTATAACATTTGGTTTTATATATTGTTCTATTATTGCTCCGTATCTAATTAAATTCTCTTTAATAGTACTATCTTCATATTCTACTTCGTTTTCTTTTTCTCAAGTGAATCCTAAAATTCCTGTTGGAGTTCCAGTATCATCTTTTAGTAGAGTACATGCTAAATATTCTACATTATTTTTTCCAAATCGATCATACATTACATGATCTATTTGTTCTAAAGTAGTTAAGTTACCGATAAACTGATTATGTGTTTTTAAATAATCAGGAAAATTTAATCAACTAAGATGAAAATTATCATATTGTTCTTTGATTGAGTGTGCGTTTTCTCCACATAACTCAAATCGCATAGAACCATATAATCAATCAGAAATACCATTGTGATATTGTATTACTCATACTCTATCTGCACCTGACATATATAATAGTCTTGGAAGTAGATCTTTAACTTTCTTATCATCATCAATCCTATTTAACAATTCTTGTGAATGTTTCTGACTCATATATTCTGAATACTTATCAAATAAAAATGTTGGATCATAACATATTCTCAAAGTAATACTTAACATAAACATGATGATTAAGGCTTTAAAGATACTACATACTCCATAATTTCTAATATACTGTAGGATAGTCCTCAGTCATGAGAGTTCTAAGCTTAAATCGTGTTGTTTCTTAGCCATATCTATTTCTTTAAATTATTTGTATAATTTTATTTGGATGATGCAAATATATAATAATTTTTTTGTATATCCAAATAAATCAGTAAAATGTTTGTATTTAAATAAATAAATAACTATATTTGCACAAATAATGTGCATATTTAATTATTAATATTATAATTATGAAATACAACGATGAAATTTTAAACAAAATTGCGCAGGCGTATAGTAAACCTGCAGATGAAAAAGGTAATCTTGATAATATTATGTTAGGTTATCTTGAAATGATGAAGAATGGAAGTAAGATCCATATTAAAAAGAAGAATCGAGGAAAATTTACAAAATCTGCTAATGCTGCTGGAAAAAGTGTTCAGGAGCACGCACATGATGTAATGAATAATCCTAACTCAACACCTCTTCAAAGGAAGAGAGCAAATTTTGCTATTCAAGCTAAGCGATGGCACAAAAAATAAATAAATAAAAACTACTACTTTCATAGTTATAAAATACATAACTATGAAAAATTTCTTTATAAAGATGTTTACTGCTCATAGTGGATTAAGCAGTAAAAGAGTGTGCGGATTTCTCGGATGATTGGTATGTCTATTCATCTGTATATGATGTACAATATATGTTATACCAGCTCCAGAAATAGTTCAACTATTATTTATCTGTAGTACTTCACTATTAGGAATAGATAGTATTGTTGGTATATGATATAAGAAAAATAAAAATGATTAAACAATTCATATCTCAGAATATAGGGGGGGGTTAAAATAAATAATTCTCATTTATATTTTTATGGTCCAAATTATACAACTACAGTTATTAAGGATACATCAGCAGAAACACTAAACACAGCAAATTGTTTATTCGGTGTATCTTTTGATTATCCTTTAGAATATGATGATAATGAGGCTTTCTTTAAGATAACTGCTGAACTAACTCTTACAACATACCAAGGTGTAACAACTTCTGTGCCTATAAATCAAACAGTTACTATAAGAACAATAGAAGATACAGGTATAGGAGGAGATAATAAAAATTTTGCTATTCCTGGATATTTATTATTCTCTATACCTGCTATAGAAAGGATGGTACTTAAATCTGCAACTATTGAAGTACTTAATCCGAATTCAAAGTATATGTATACTAACCCTACAGCACTTGAAACAGGTGGAGAATATGTTGCAGTAACAAGTAATTTATATATGGATAATTCTCAATTTGGAAGTTATCACGGAATATTTAATGCTGATTTATATAATTCTAGCCAAGGTATTTTAACATTGAAAAATCCTATTAGTAGAGAATTCTCAGCAGGTACACAACCTTACTTAAATGTACTAAGTACCACTTGGGCAAAAAGAACAGATTTAGTATCTAGTCTAACAAGACCTGATTGAAAATTATACTGCTTAGATAAAGGAGGCATGGCTTCTAACATGTATATGGGTGTTAGTTACTATATTACTTCATACTATTATGGAGGAGAAATAGATACTGTACTTAGTGCAGTAGAAAATATCCCAATTCCAATAGTATCTGGACAATCACAGACAGTTGTTAATTCGAATTATATAGACGAAAGTCTAATAGGAGATTATCTTATATTTAATATACATACATATCTTAGATAATGATAAATAATTTAGAAATATTAAAACCTATTTTGCATTTTGAAAAGGATTATTATGTAAGAGTTATAATTCTTTCAAGATCAAAAGATGGAAATCTTTTACAAAAGAGAATTGGAAGAGATCTTTTCTTTGGAACTCTTGAATCTCTACAAGAAGCAATGCCAGATATTATTGCAACAGCTACAGAGTATAATGCCAGAGTTTATATTGATACCGTCTCAAAAAGATTATCTTCAGGATTTTTAGCACAAATAGAATGAGAACGATTTAAGGTTTTTGGTATTAAACCTCAACTAGAAGCAGTAATTATAGAAGAAGATTTCTATGGGCTATATGATGCCGATGGATATGCTAAGGAAGAAAACGAAATAATAAAATCTTTATCTGAAGAGTTTAACTTCAAACCCTTAATAATAAAATCTTCAAATGAGGGAGAACATTGATTATATAAAGGTTCCGAACTTAGAACATTATCAAATTCAGTTAATAATAGCTATATTAGAAATAAAATTTTTATAGAGCACGCTTGAGCATGTTTATATAATCCGTTTAACTAAATGCAAGCAAACAAATATTTTAAAGTAAAAGAATTAGTATCATCAAAAATATATAAAGAATATGGAGACGATGCTATAAAATTTCTAGATCCAAAAGCACTTAAAGCTTTAGAGAACGTTAGAGAGATTTTAGGAGTTCCTCTGATCTGTAATAACTGAGCAGCAGGTGGATCTAGAAATTATTGCGGTTATAGAGAACCTGGATGTGGAGTAGGAGTTAAAAATAGTTACCATTGTATAGATATAAATACTGAAATACTTACAAACCATGGTTGAAAAACTTATAATACAATAGATATCCAAAATGACAAAGTATATAGTTATAATATAGATAAGAATGGAATAGAAATAGTGCCAATTCAACAATATTTCTTTCAAAAATATGACGGAGAAATAATTCAAATACAAAATAAGTTAATTGATATTTTTGTAACAGATCAGCATAGACTTTTAACTAAGGCGAAGAATAATTATAAAGACCGTGAGTTTTATAGATTTGAACTAGCAAAAGATTCATTTGGCAAACGTAGAGAAATAATGAATGCTGCTAATAACTTAAGTGTTAGTGAAGATTTTGATTTAAATATTTGGCGATTAGCAATGGCAGTTATTGCTGATGGTTCAATTTCTAAAAAAAATATTAGAAAATATAATAATTTTGTATCTAAGTTGGTTAAAGAAAGAGATATTAATGAATTGGAAAACATTCTATATAATCTTAATCTATCTTATAGTAAAACTAAAGTTATTAGTTATTATTTATCAAATGGCGATCCTTATTATTGTTGGCAATATATACTTCCAGTAACGAAAGTCACAAAGTCGGTTTTAGATATAATTGGAAAGAATAAGAAAATACCTAATACTGTATTAGAACTTCCCTCTTATATATTGAAGGAATTATTAATTACATATGCTAAATTTGATGGAACAATTGATAAACGAACTAATTGTAACTGCATGACCATATACTCTACAGACGAACATAATATCGATATGCTGCAAAAAATGAGTATACTTGCAGGAATGCGATGTATTAAAAGATCGTTTACAAATCAGAAAGTAATATGTAATAATATTGAAACTACAATTCGTGAAATACATCATTTATATATCCACTTAAATAGGTCTGAAACTAGAATTAACGAAAAGGATTGATCTAAAAAACAATTTTCTGGATATGTTTGATGTGTTAGTAACCGTAATGAGACTATTATAACTCGAAGAAATGGCAAAATCGCAATTATTGGAAATTGCAAAGGACAAGCTTTTGATTTAATATCAACTAAATTAACTGCTAAAGAGATGAGAGAAATTCTTGATAAAAATCAAGATAAACTTAGGTATCCTATACGTGTGGAAAAATGAGACAATAAAGGTGAAATCTCTTGATTACACATTGATATTGGAAATACTAAAGGTAAAAAATTATATTTTTTTAAAGCATAACATATGAAATGATATATTAAACTATTAAGATGGATCTGGGAGTTCCCACAGTGTCTCCTAGGTCTCATCTTAACCAAACTCTATAATGTAGAGTATAAAGAAACATACAAACAAATTCCAATTTATGCTGGCGACTTTCCTGGAGGTATTTCATTAGGATTATATATTCTAATGGGTGAATCTGCTAGAAAATATAATAGAAACAGCATTAAAGATCATGAATGAGGCCACACAAGACAGAGTATTAGATGAGGATGGCTTTATTTACCTGGCCCTGGTTTATGCAGTATTTGCTGAGTAGGTCTTAGAAGAATTAGTGCTAAACTTAGAGCTAAAAGTTATTATTCAGTTTGGCCAGAAAATCAAGCTGATAAGTTTGGAGGAGTTCCTAAACGGTAATAACTATGAATGATTTATTAGAAAATGCAAAAAGGAATTCCAAGATAACACTCGAAGAATTCTTTTTTGAGTTTTATAGTAAAATTCTTGAATTTGAACAAGAAACAAAAATAAAAGAAAATGAAAACATTTATATCACAAAATATAAACAAGATTAAATTAGCACCATTTCCTAAAAGTATAGTGTTAGTAGCTACCTGCACGTATCATGAGGGTAATGATGAGTTCCATGCCATATTACAATTAGCAAAACCTACAGATTTAGATTCTTCAGGAAATTATAATACATTAACTGCAGTTGCAGCACCTTATAATGTTAATGTTATAGAAGAGATTCAAAGAAGTTGAGGCATTTTTGGATATCCGATTGCTTTTAATATAACAGAATTTCCTGATTCTGAATTTAGAAATTTTCTTTTTACAGGAGACTCTGTTATACAAGAATTAGATACTCCTGTAGATTTATTTAATGGCATTAATGGCCTTAGTGGAAATCCAAAGAATTCTTCTTTAGCAGCATTTGCATCACTTACTTTTATGCTGGGAAATAAATATTCAGAAGAATGTGTTATAATGCCTGCAGATTGGGATCAATGAATAGGTGAGTCTGACCTAATGATAAGAGCAGGTTCTTCTACATGTCATTTTGTAATTAGTGATGCAAGTTCTTACACATGTATACAGAACCTTATAAATTATTCAAATGAAGGATTCTTTATGATATTTACAGAATCAGAAGATCTTGGAAATAATGCTAAACTATTTGCACGAGATATAGCTACTCTTAATGATACTACAGTATATTCTGTTGGTGCTACATTTATTGCAACAAAGAAATTTACATGACAAGATGTGGATATGTAGCTCAAGGTGCTGTAGCTCCAGCGTCATGTCCTGTATGTAAAGAGACGGATTTTGTAACAACATAATATGAATAAATTATTTATTTCCCAAAATAGGGGGGGGGGAACTTATTTCAATATAAATCTATAGAGGTATATGTAAATGATTTTGGAGCCCAAAGAACTGAAGGAAGTAAACGTAGAGATTAATTTCGAAGTATTTAGTGTAGAAATGAGAACTTAAAACAAAAGGAACCCAATTGGGTTCCTTTTTTATTATATTTTATATTTTCCCCTAAATGGAACAGGTTCTAAGGTTCCAGTATTTGTTAGACCTATAAATTGTCCATTTAATTGTATCTGGGTTGTTCATGCAGAAGTACTACTTGGGAATTCATATCTAAGATTATACCCTAAATATTCGTCTTTAAAAGTCATAGATTCAACTGCTTGGTTATATATATTACTTCTAGGATCAAAGAAGAACATTAAAGTTTTACCATCTATAGGTAACATCGTAAGAGCACTTACAATATCTCCATCAGTAGTTGTTAAAGTTAATGTAACTTTAGATTTACTTATAGTATTATCTCAGAAATTAGTTTGAACCTCTTTTCAACTTAAAAGTTCATCTGGTGTAGAATTATATAAGTAAGCATCATCAAAATTCATACAAACAAATCCAGAATAAAGATTCTGTCTATTTAATATATTAGAAGACTCTTTTGGAGTAATATACATATTTAATGGAACTGTATAAAAAAATGTTCCAGTTTGTTCTCTTACTATATTTTCTCCAGCTGGTAATGTTACAGTTTTTATAGTAGTTGTACTTTCATTTCCATAAGTTAGTTTACAGGTTGTTGATTCAGTAACACCTAGACTAGAATTAAGGTTGAAATTAACATATGAAAAAGTTGGCGTATTAATAGAATTATAAGTTAAATAGAATACATTGATAGGAAGTTGATTAATTGTAATAGTTAGATTTTTTCTAATAACTCCAACATCCGTTAAAACATTAAAATTAATATATTCATCAGATGCAGTACCTGGTTCAATATAAGCATAATTTGTAATATCTGTTCCATCCATATATACAGAAGATTGAACAAAACTCTTATAATCATCATTATAATCAGGATTCATCCACTTTAATTGAAGACCTCAACTAGAAGTTAATATATTTTTTGGAACTTCAATTGTAAAATTGGTTATTAACTCATTATTTCATCTCTTTAAAAGGTGGTGCGTATAAGTTTTATCAACATATACTAATTCTGATACTCCTTTACTAAAGAGAGTTGCTCTTATTACATAACTTATAGTAGTAACCCCCCCCCCAGTGATATTTTGTGATATAAACTGTTTAATCATTTTCTTTATAATATCTTCCACTAATTATAAAAGATACTAAACTTAGTAATGCATAGATTGGAGTTACTGAGTTTAGAGTACCTAAAAAGAATAATGCCATAAACATTAATCCTAATATGTAGAATATTTTATATATTTTCATTACTTATCTTTGAAATACTTATCATAAACATTCTTTGCATACCAGCCACAACCTACACCTACAGCTAAACTTACAACTGCAAGTAATAGACTACTAAAGCTCATTGCTGATACAATACCACAACCTGCCAATACTAAAGCAATTATAATTGCGGCAATAATTAATTTTGTTTTCCAAGTCATTGTTTTCATTTTATTTATATGTTAAATTATCATATGTTTTACCACTTTCAGAAACTATATAATTTTTCTGATTTTTATATAATGGTAATATTTCATTATTTCAAGATACAAAAGCATAAATATCTCCATAGAACGGATGTTCTTTTAAACCTTTTTCAAATTCTTCTGGAGAATTTTCTTTTGTAACTAGTGTATATGAATCTCCTAAATTAAAATTCATTTCAACACCTGTTTGTGTAATTTTTCTTAATGTAAACATGTATTTATATATTTATTAATTTAAAAGTTTATTTTAAGTATATTACAAATACTCAAGTATAAACATCATCTGGTATGTCAATTATGATGTCACAAATTGTGACATCATCTATCTCTTCATGTTCTTGTTTTAATAGTTCCATAATTGAAACTACTTCTTTCATTGGATTTAATATAGAGTTTTCACTACCATTAGATCCATTATTTAAAACTGCATAATATACTTTTGAATCTTTAATAAAAGTTACAGCTGCATTTTTATAAAAACCATAATCTTTTAATTCAATTTTTGGAGTATCTTTATCTTGCAGTTTTGTTATTACTTTATCATATAACTTATTGTCCATTATTTGAAAGATATTTATTAAGTGAAGTTGTTCGATTTAAAGTTCTTATATAATTATCTTTACCTTGACTATAATTAGAGTTAGTATCATTGTTTCCATGAAGTCTATCTACAAAATCATTTGTGCTAGTAGCGGTTAGTGCATTATATCTAGAATTTAGTAAATCTACTTTATATTGTGCATAATCATATAGATTTTCAAAGTCTATATATTTTTCTCCATCTTTATGCTTTGTTCATTCTCTATCTGTTTGGTTATTATTCCATTTTATTCCTCCAAGATTAAAACCTCTTGATCCTCTTGGATCAAGTCCGTATTGACTTTCAAGAGCAGCTTGTCTAACTAAATTATCTACCTGAGTTAATGGCAAATTTTTTTCTTTTAATACTTGTACAAATATAGGCTTAAGAATTTCTGCAAGTTCTTTAAATTTATTATCAGTTTGTCCAAACTTGTGATAGTAATCTAAATTAGGATAATTACTATTTGGAATATAATCTCCATATTCAGTATTTACGGGATAACTAAGGTTTGGTTTTCGTTCATTATCTGTTACTTGTATTGAATTTTGAAAACCTGGAAGTTTTAACCCTAACTGAGCATATAATGTGGCATCCTTCTTTTTAGTAGGCGCTTGAGCCACATTATTAAATAAATAAAGTAAGAAATCATCACTATATCTATTCAATAAATTATATGTATTTTCTTTATTATAATGTGGAGTAGCTGTAGATTCTTCAGGTACAATTTTATATTCAGGATTAAATGGTTCTGATTGAATTATCTTTCCATTTTTATCAAATTGTGATACTGAGAAACTACCTTTACCTTCTTGAATTCCTCCTTGTTGAAATTTTAATACTCCTCCATGTTTAGCAGAAGCTATAACTTGATTTAAAATATTTGCATATCTTGGATCTGTAGCATATCCTCCTCTATGAACTCTATTTGCAAATTCTTTTATATCTCCAGAGAATGCGTTATAACGTTTATTATTTAATAGATCAATTTTAAAGTTTGCATAATCTTCAAGTGATTTGAAATTTCTAAATTGATCATTTATATAAACATCCTTACCATTAATAACTTCTCTAGTTCGTTTAGTTGTTCCCTTTCCTTTAATACCTCCAAAATTATATGATCCTGCAGGTTTAGAACCTCAAGCTGATTCTAATCCGTCTTGTGCTACTAATGATTTAGCAAATGCAGGATTTAAACCTTTTGATTTTAATAATCTTTCATAAATAGGAAGCATTGTATCTTTGAAATCCTTTTTAGAATTGAATTTATGAACTGTAGTTTCTTGAACTATTGGTTCTGGATTTCTTATCTCTTCTACTTGAGATTGTACTTCTGTCTCTGTATCATCTTCCAAAGGTTGAGAATATCTGGGTTTATATACAGGTATTTCAAGATTTGGAATTTGAATATTAATATCTCCTAAAGCACTATCTCGTATGAATGGTCTGTATGTGATATCGTTCATAATAATTGTTTTATATTATTTTGCAAATATATACATTATTTTTATAAATCACAAATTACAGCACCTATTTCTGGATCTAATTTACAACGATTTGGATTCTCTAATTCAGAAATTCTAGATGTTAAATTATCTACTTTATTTTCTAATTCAGAAACTTTAGATAATAAATAACTTGTTACGCTTTCTAAAGCTGCGATTCTTTGTTCTAATTCATTTTTTAGATTAGTTACTGTAGTACCTACTGAGTTTGCCATAGCACTCGCTACCCCTATAGTACTTGCCATACCTATATATGGATTAGGTGTTGTATTAATTATACTTCCAGGAAATGAAATAGTACCCGACAAATCTGCTGTAGTCTTATCTGCTGTAGTCTTATCTGTTATAGTCATATTTGTTGTATCCATATTATGCAAAATTAAAATCAGAATTAGTATTTAATCTACTTAAAAGTTTTTCATTTTCTTGTTTTAATTTCATAATTTCCTTACGTAGATTTTTAATATCTTCTGAATGTTTTTCAATCTGTTCTGAATGTTGATCTACTTTTTGATTTACAAATAATATTGCTTGACATACTAAAGATAAATCAATAAGTTTAGCAGATTTACGTAATCCTGATATTTTATCTAAAGCAGATGTTCTACTTGTAATTAAAATACCTTTATCTTCTAATTGTCTAAATACTCTAGTTAATACTTTAGTACTTATGTCCATTTTTGCTGCAAGTTCTTTATTAGTTTTAGTTGTAATAGCAAATTGTCCATCATTTGTACTAGTGTATTGTTGCATTGCTAATAGAACTCCTTTTTCTTCAGGAGTAGTATTCTCAGCATCCATAAACTCGTAAGTAAATCTTTCAAAATATCTTCCCGATTTTTGAATCTCATAAATATTACTCCTACCTTTTTTCTTTTCTAGAATTTTAATTTCACCTGCTGCATTTAGTTTTTTAATACTACTTTGCACTGTATTAATAGATACTCTTGCTAATTCTGCAAGAGTTCTTAGTGAAACAAAAGTTTGGAATGTATCTTTATCCATATTTTTTCTCATATAACCATAAATGAGATAATCAGTAGGATTCATTTTAATTTCTTTTGCAACCCCCAAATCATGAGGGACTTGAATGTGTTGTACTTTATTATCCATAAATTAATATTTTTAATATTACAAAGATATAACATTTATTTAATATTACCAAATATTTATACCAATATTTATTTAAAGTGTATAAGAATTTGATATAGTACATTCAATTTAAAAATAGCCCTGGGAGATACACTAAGGTGTCGTTTTTGATACACCTATTTTAAAAAAGTACCCTGGGAGATACACTTATATGCCCTGGGAGATACCTATCTATATATGTTCTCGCTTCGCGGAGGCGCTCGAACAGATCTATATACCTGTTGGGTTGTTTAAACAACCCCCCCCATTGAGTTTAGAAAAAGAGATTTGTGTATGGATATCATGTATACATACGAATATTGTATATATTGTATACACATATAGATACTCTATTAAAACTCCCCCTGGGGGTTTCAGATGGAAAATCGAAATTTTTTCGAGTAAAATATTTCTGACAAAAGTTCTATTTTTAGAAACCAAAGCATCTGAACTGTCTATATGTTAAACTTTTTCATCTAATACCATTATGAAAAACATCGCACTTATCAAATCGATCGTCGCTACTTCCATTTCGTCGGCAAACCCTGCTGAGCTCACTGAGCACATAGCAGCTCTCATTCAGGCTCATCCTGAAGAGACTCGAGAGAACGCGCTTGCCATCCTCACTGGCACTGCAGAACTCACGGTTCGTCCTGTAGACCAGGTTGAACTGACCTGCAACAGCAGCAACTACACCAACCTCTCGTTCATGGGCGAGCCTACCGTAAATCTGCTCGAAGGAACGGTTCGCTGCTCTGTCAACTACACACAAATCAAAACTCGCTGGTACAAGACCGAGGAAGATGCCGAAGCTGGAAGGAACAGCAGCTATCAGCACGACGACTATGTCATCCAGCGCGAGAGAAGCTACGAAGAATCTATGAGTGTAACATTCGACATCCGCGAGTGGAACACGGGCAAGGTCGTGTGGAGATGCTAACCACCTCAATCTATCTCGGAGAAATCCGAGATAGATTTTTTTTCTTTTTACCAAAATATCTGAATATTATTTAGATAGCAATAGTGCTTCTCGGAAACTCATCAAACTATCAAACCATGGTACAGACTGTTTTTCACAACCTGCTCATCGAAGCAGAATCTATGTCGGATGTTCACAATTGTGGCACTGCTCGACCTCGTTACACTTATCAGGAGCCGCTCAAGCTGCAGAACGTCGACAAGGTCACGGAAGAAGACTGTGCACTCATGGATGTTGCTCGCGATATGTGGGCAGGTGTAATCAAGAAAGGGCTTTGAGCCCTTTCTTTAATAGCTTTTTGTTATGGATGACAGAACTCAACGTGTTGCAGATGAAATAGCTTCAATAGAAGCTATTTCTCACAACACTGTAAAAGCTTTATCGACTGTTACTACTCCGCTCAATGTAATTATTGAGATGTACATTGCAGGACTCGAAGCTAAGCTACAAGCACTTCGAGCACTGGTCAAATAACAAAAGCTACTGAAAGGTAGCAATCATTCATCTTTAACTCATCACGTTTATGAAACAATTAAAAGGCGCCAAGAGGGCCGAAATGCTGCAGGATGCAGTCAACAGGGGATTCGATGACGTAACTGTCGAGATCTTGAAGTCGAAGACTATTTTTACCCAGAACTTGCTGTTGAAGGGTGATACGGTCGAGTTTGAGGACTTCGATATCCAGCTCATCAAGCAGGGGAAGGAATTTAAGACCGTCAACAAAGACGGTGAGGAGATTACCGTTCGGGGTCTCATGATCCTTTGCTGCATCAACGGAGTGTGGCGCTGGTTCCCGCTCAGCACGTTTCAGCGCGGTTGTCAGATCGCACCTGAAGGTCGCACGGACTACATGGAGGCCATTCGCGAGAAACACGACCTCAATCTGCGCATACTCACCTGCGGTGATGCGTTGGAGGTCACCCAACTCCTCGCAGGCAAGCGGCTCAAAGTCACGGAGAACCAGTCCTTTAAGTTCCAGCGGTTCAACAAGGACCGTGAGAAGCTGGAGGGAGAGTTTGACCTCAAACCAGTCTCGTTATTCGAGGAACTGGCATAATAACTGGAGAGTGGGGAGCAATCCCTGCTCTCCTTCTTTTTTCCATCAACCAAAGCCACCAACAGGTACCAAAGCTCCCGACAAGTTCGTAGTACATCACAAGTATAAAATAAACGTGATTGTAGTACATAGAAGTTTAATTTAATTTATTTATAAAAGATGAAGATTTCTGAAGTAAAAAATCTGCCGAAGATTGCAGCTCCTGGTGGGCGTGTAGTAGCAGAAGTGTCTCCTGAATTCCTGAAGGAGAAGGGTGTAGGTGTAGTAACCTACGGTATCGCACCGAACGAAGTTGTCGAATTCCCTGATACGGAAGCTGATATTCAGCTTTTCACTCGTACTGTTCGTCCGAACAGTGATGCAGTTGAAACACTGCTCGTAGTGAAACGAAATGGTCAGGACGGCTATTTCTCGGTCGCAGCACTTCGTCGCATGGACTATCAGGGCAATTTCGTCGGTCCTGTATGTAAGGATCTGCAGAAGGCAGAGAATGACTACGATCGTGTAGTCAAGACGTGTGGCAAGAAGCTGACGTGTAAAGAGATGACGAAAATCAAGGTTCGTAAGTTCAACAACGGTGTCGCAACCGATGAACTGACGGAGCGCGAAGTACCCGTCCTTGAGTATGCGTAACGGCCAAATTACAGTTAAGGGGTCGTGAGTACGGCCTCTTAACTGTTTAGAAACTAATATGGGTAGAATATATGTAGCTAATGCAGATAGCTGATATAGTAATCCAGAAAGTTTCTGAGTCCTTGAAAAAGGACGGTATGACATGTGGTACATTGTACGATGTGTTCATTGTCTATAAGTCTTTGATCGGACTTATAGGCTCTAGTGATGATTTGATGAGTTTAGATGATTAGTGACCGTGGGAAGAGAAGTGATGAGCTCTTCCCACATTTTTATTAAAGATTATGGATGCAATTAAAGTAATACTCGGTATAATCTTTGGCTTGATTATGCTTGGATGGATTGCTACAGTAATAGTCATGGCTTGTGGTCCTTGGGCAGCTGTAGTAATTGCCGCGATCGTTTTAACTATATATCTTAACCGAGATTAACTGCGATTGCATAGTAATAATAGTTCTTTGACATATTGACATGACAAAATGACAGAAACACCTGACAAAATGTCATGTTGTGACTGAAGTAGAGGGTGAAGTGATCGGTGTAAGTCGTTGATTATCACCCTTTTACTCATCCTCTACTCTTTTTAAAACTGTCAATTTGTCAGACCAACTTCCTTTATGTAAAATATCTATTATTCTCACATTCAGAAAGTTACTCTTCAATAATAATAATTTCAATTACTATTTTGAAGTTTAAACAATCGCTTTTGGTAATATTAGTTATTTTATAATTTGACAATTCAAAGTTTCAAACTTTAAACATACATAAACTCGAAATCCTGCTGATGATTACCAGAAACTAATGTCTGGATTTACTATGATTAGTTTACCTAATGTAAGTAGGGTTTAAACGAGTATAAATAAGACCCGAAACGTTCGCAACAGTCAAATGAGAGAGTGAAGTATAGTAGCTCTCTCTTTTTAGACCATTTAGGATTTACAATATAAATCCAAAATCCTAGTACAACAACTAGTATTAGGTTAACATTATATCTACAACAGCGGTAGAGGAAGTTGTACAATCAGTTTAAGAGGAGACTACCATTACAAATTGAGAGTCTGATGTATAATGTTATTGATGTTTTTTCATTTTAATGAGTTTATCTAGTATGACGATGCTAGATCGCAAGTCCTCTTGACATCGGAGTAATAACGGAATGTCTAGTAGTTATACTATCTTAACGTGAGAGAAAATAATCTATCGTTGTAGGTTTAATAGTAAAATTCAGCAACCTAACAAAGGCAGTAAAACGCAAAAAGTGCTACAGTCTTGTGAAGAGTCGAAGATAATTCGAGAAAGCTAGTCAAGACAAATGCCGAGATGGCGAAATTAGGTAAACGCACAGCACTTAAAATGCTGTATCCCGCAAGGGGTTTACGGGTTCGACTCCCGTTCTCGGTACAATATTCTTAGCTGATGACTAAGTGCGTTTTGAAAGTTTTATAAGAAAAATTTTCTCATATAAAAGTTGAAAGTCCTTTTATATGCATTTACAGATCTTTCTAGTTCGTTTGAAAGAACCGTTATCGAGAAACGAAATCTTTTAGGGTAGCAACCTTTTCATCAAAAATAGCTTTTTAAAGAATAAAACAGTTACATTCGTAATTTTAAAATCCTCGATTTCGAATAAGAGGTGGTTACCCATAGCTAGGGTGGACAGTGTAGTCGTATATTGGTTAGTACGAGTAATCCGATAAGGAGAGAAAGGGAATAAGGTTCGAATCCTTATCTACATTCAACATTATTATTAGTAGTTATTTTATCATTTTAAAATCCTATGAGTTCTGCAGAACTTACATAGGTCGCATATGTGCCTCATCAGCCTTATGTATGAAATAATAAGAGTGATTCTCAAACTTGATTAGGAAATAGTTTTTCTTAATTAGCGATTCTAAGTTATCTAGTGTACAATAGGATTATATGAATCTTTTTAATAAAAGTCTAACAAAATTTTAATTTTAAATAGCATGCTCTGTAAGAATAATATTTTTAAGCTTTTTGTTCAAGAATTTATTTTATTCTTGTACACTAAAGACTCTGAAGAATTTTGTAAAAGACTTTGTAAAAAGCATAATTTCAAAAAAGAAGAATTTGAGGAATATTTTAAAATAGTCCAAGAAAAATTCAATGAAATACCTAGTGATCAAGAAATTGCATCTCAAGAATGCAAACAGTCTCAAATAAAAAATCAAGTTATTGAAACACTTGAAAAAGTTATTTTAGACATTAAAACTCTTAAATAAAGTTTAACAATACCTAAAATTGTAATTATGTTTATTTCTAAGAAAACTATGCGAAAGAAAGATTTCGCATGTCTCAAAGCAGAAAAGCCGAACTATAAAGCTTTTCGTGCACCGAAAGAAAATGCGAAACACAAATTTCAGACGCTTTTCAAAACTCCTCGCAGCTGGTTTCTCAGCATGATGCAGGACAAGAAGCGTGTGATCGGCGAGATCTCTGTTCCTGCAGCTCAGGAATGGCTCGACGAGTGTCATTTCAAATACGAAACTGGCTGGTAAGCCACCTCCTTTCTTTGTAGTTAATGAATTCATAGCGAGAACCTTTGGGGCTATCTTGCCGTGACTGAACCATTAACAACGAGCAACCCTGGCACAACTCGTAAACGCCAGGAACAGTCTATCTACACATAAAGTCTAAGGACTAATTTGTGAATATAAATCCTCCTCCCCAAGTTGAATTTTATTCCAAATTGGATAGTTAATAGAGATGTCTGCGTGAGCAGGATTGGTAGTACCCTCTATTGTTAAAACTGTTTCTTTTTGACATTTTTTATCTAAATATATAAATCTAGATTATGAAATTCGCAGTAGGCTAGCTTTAATGCTTAAAAGTTCTTAGTTTAATTTTATTTCCTCTGATTTAATTCGAGTGAACAAATTGCAGAAGTAACTCACCTGCACTAACAAGCTAGAATATGAAAGCAAGAGACGGTCCGAATATGTAGGATTTATTTTTTATTCATAATAATTTATTTGGAGAAATTAAACATAAAAATGCCTAAGAAATTAGGTGTGTTGAATAGGAAGGCACTTGTCCTATTGCACGCAAGTTAATTACGGTTACTTCTAATATATGCTAGCAACATTGATGTAACCCAATTAATATTGCCTATATAAGAGATGCGGAAGACTGTTAAGTGTCGAACTACCAAGCGGTTTAACAGAGATAGAGGCTCTATGGTAACATAGAGAATTTGCTGGATAGCGTGGGTTCACATACGTAAATGTGGAGCAAAGGAAAATGGCAGAATTACCAAACTTCTTTTCAATAGGGACGAAATTTATCTATAGACAATAACCAGTTAGCTCGTAATGTCTGCCTTTTAGATTAGCTGATTTAGAAGGTTGAGTGAGTCATATAGACAAGAGAAGAAGGAAAACCTCGAGTTAGAGGTCATATAAGAATTACTATCTTATTTAGCTAGTAAGATTGATCTGTAACGTTGACTGTAGTACGACAGATGATCGTAATCTTATATGTTGATTAACCGTAACAGTAGTAATTGTAATTCTTTATTATTAAAGTTTTTACATGCTGGAGAGAAGGCAGAACTCTCTTTGGAATCTGTCGTTTAGGTATAGCTTCTTTGATCGGAAGCTATACCACTAAAATGTCTGTAATTGCACTTTTTCATTTTAAAGAGAGTTTCCGATCTCTATAAAAATCGGATTCGCTCGGTTCGTCTAGTTGGCCTAGGACGCAAGATTTTCATTCTTGAAATCACGGGTTCGAATCCCGTACCGAGTACATAAAATTGAAATCTAAAATTGACTAAAAGAGTAATGGAAGTATATTTTGAAGGCACTATAGGTATCCGAAAATGGTTAAGGATTCGAAAGAATCGCATCTCTACACTTGAAGAACTTACTAAATTAGTAATTAAACATGAACCTCGTGAATTAACTATTCACATCAATTCACTTGGAGGAAGTACATATCAAGCTTTAGCTATTTACTTTTATCTTCTCTCTCTTAGCATTCCAATTACTACTTTCTGTCATGGTCAAGTAGCATCTGCAGCAGCTATTATTGCTCAAGCAGGAAAAAGAGATATATGGATAAAGATGCAGAACTTCTTATTCATACTCCTCGAATCAACACAAGTAGTGCAATTACTTTTAGGCTTTTAGGTATTATTAAAGAGGACCTTGCATTTTCTAATAAAATACTTAAAACTATATTCAAAAGAAAATCAGCTTTAACTGAAAAACAAGTTGAAAGAGTCATGCGCTTACAAAATGAAGAAGGCGTATGGTTGAACTATGAAACTGCACTTCAGTTTAAGTTGGTTGATGAACTTGAAGAATAATACATATTTCCATAATTAGTAGCTGGATCTTAGTGAGAGTGAGCTACCTCTCTGAGCTTAGCTAAGATCCATTTTTAGAAACCTGTGTTTGCATTCATTATATAACACACCTAGTTCCATATAACTTTTCAGTTGGCATTAGTTAGATGAAAACTACGATTTAATCCCGCGAACAATAGTGTGGTTGCCATGACCTGGAGATTTTTAAAACCCTCTAAGTTTAACAATATCTAAAATTGTAATTATGTCTAAAGATCTTTTTTCGAGTCGTACTCCCTTTGAGAAGTGTTATCTCGTAGAAAACGTAAAACATCTTTCGTTCATTCCAGGGAATCGTACCCTGAGAACAGCTCATGTAAATCGAATCTTTAAAGCTTTCCTTGATGGAGAGTGGATACCGCCTATCTATGTTTCTGCAGACGGTGAAGTTCTCGATGGTCAGAATCGTCTCGCAGCATTTCGTATGCTGAAAGAGAAATATCCGCAGAACAAAACTGCAATTCGAGTGATTATTATTAACTCGGATGCATCTCCTCTGAATCTCGCAATCAAGTTCAATGCAGGACATGCAAACTGGGTAATCACCGACTACATGAAGGCTTATCTGGAAAAAGGTCTTCATGGCTATCAGCAGCTCCAGGATTTCACGAAAGCTTTCCCTGAGTTCGAATTCAAGGCAGCTATTCAGCTGATCAAGGGTTCGCACTCTTCGAGAAAGTTCAATAACGGTCTCTTGGAGATCTCTAACGAAGAGTACATGGAAGCATGTAAGAAAGCTGCTGCTCTCATTCAGATCGCAGAAAAGTTGAACAATAAGATCGTCCTTCGACGAGACATTGTTCTCGCTTTCTATCATATCTGGAACAAGATTCCTAACATTCAAACATATCTCAAACGTATCGGTAATCTTCAGGTTCCGAGCGTTGAGAATCGTAAGGAGTGGGAACTTGCATATAGTGCTCTGTTGCGATAATTTCTGGTTTTTATTTGTTAATCGGCACGTTAATAGAGTTTACTCTATGCCTACTACCACTCGAAGGTGTGATTAACAAGGGTCGCCTAGCGTCCTTGTATGAACGTAGGTCGGTGATGGTCACTATCTCAGCCTCGCCATAACAACTTTAAGAAAATGAATAATTTAGGTAAAGCTATAGGATTAATTCTCTTCATGGGAATTATTCTGACTTCCTGTTTATTACTTGTTTCTAAACCTAAAGATCAAGTAGTAACTATTACAGAGTTTCCTCAGGATGGAGTAAAAGTATCTAAAGTAACTCCTACTTCTGAGTTCGAACGTAATCAGATTACAATATCTGTAATGCATGAACTTGATTCACTTGATAATATTTATCGAGTAGAAGCAGGTATGCAAAAGATTCCTACTGAAGTGTTCAATAACTACTGTATTGAAGTAATGAATCACTACAAAGACCAAATTCAAAGTATCTTTTATGATCCTTTGGAAAATCCTCGTATAAAAATCAGATGGGTTAATTAACTATGATTATTTCTTGTATTACAACAGCTTCTAATAAAGCTGTACTCATTAAAGGAATTCCTTTTCGTATTGTTCAAATTAAAGGCTTTGTTGTAAATACAAAGACAAATCAAGTTCTTCACATTTGCATTAACAGATTGTATGATTTGTTAATGACCTGTTGTTTACACGAAAAAGTCTTTATAGAATAATGTGGGAAGTTATCGATCTTGTATATCTTGAAGATGAAGGTAATGTAGTCTTTCAAGGTACTCAAGAAGAATGCAATCGCTGGGTTGCAGAACAAGAAGATGCGTTTACGTATCAAGTTGTACCTGTAATTAATAACTAATTAAATAAAACAGTATGAAGGGTGGAAAACCTGGACTGAATGTCCGTCGCAAAGGTGCTCTTGCTCGCCTAGAAGCTACGTATGAAGCTTTCAAAAAAGCAGGTAAAGACAAGAAGAATCCGTTCACGGGGAAAACTGTTCCCTACGATCAGGAAATCGCACGCATGGAGCGTGAGATGGCAACACTTAAATCTCGAATCTATAACTAAAACAAAGAAAGAAGATGTCAACGATTGGACAGGTAAGACGTATGCTTCGTATTCAGGCACTCGAAGCTGCAAAACGTAAGGATTATCTGGAACGTACTCGTGTTCAGAAAATCTATATCAAGGATAAGATTACGAGGAATATCACTATAAAGGAGATTACTCATTTTCCTAAAAAGGAAGAGACTCCTACAGAGGTAGAAACTCAGGTAACTGAATAAAATTACGTATACTTTCAGGCTTCAGTAAAAGATTTGGTGAATTTAGATGATTCCACTGCTGTACAGAATTTTTCTGTTAGGATAACATAAGGCAGCATAATTGATTCTAATACTTGCATCCTTGAGAGTTTGAACTGTATCAATGACCAAATAAGAGATACAGATTTTTAATAAAATATAGGCTACAACCTATTTGGGACGCTAACGGATATTATTATGATGTTGTTGCAGTAAAACATATAGTAAGAAGGTTAGTGAAAAGATGTGAATAGCTCAGTTGGTAGAGTGGTAGGATTGCTATAGGTCGCGGGCTCGAATCCCGTTTCACATCCAAAATTAAAAATTAAAATTATGTTTTGGTTTATATATAAATTAACTCTTGTTGTTATTGCAATGATAATAATTGCAGTATACTTTAAAGATCGAGAGCTTTTTAAGTCGCAAATTTTTAATTTATTTACGACAGGAGAATTTATTATCTTATTGACTCCCATTATCAATACACTTCTTATTATTTATAGTGTATACAGAGCCATTCAAATTACAACTAAAAATGGTAGGGAGTAAATATTGTGTAGAGTATTACTTTTATAACGAGGATAATTTACCAGTTCAAAGTTTTGCTTTTGTCATTGCAACTTCTGATGAGGAAGCAATACAAAAAGCACAAAATTATTCTACAAGTAAAATAACAATTATATCTTGTACTAAATACGCTTAAGTATGGAAGATATTGAGACGAATAATATTGGGCAATCCTTAGTGGATGAATTCATTGATGATAATGCTATTGAGGCTCAAGAAAAATAGCCTACGGACTTAAGAGGGTTAACACAAACCTAAATTATTATGGATAAACCCATAATTCAATTATAATATAAGTCTATAATGAATTTAAGGGAGTTAAGGCAATTCTGAATAATTAAAACCAGCCGTATCCTAACTTCAACATGGTCTGTCAGTTTAATGTTAAAGGAATAAGTTCTGTAATTATTTAGGGTGGACCATTTGAAGAAGTTGTAATTCTTCTACGATGACTTGTGTCGTATAATAAAAGAGCAAGATTCATGTACAGTTGCATGGATTACTCCGTGAGATTCGGAGAGTTAAACTGCAGGTCAATAGAAGTAGTTAATCTATTGATGAGTCCTTTGTCTACTAAGGGAGTCCGCTCGTTATAAGTTTAGAGGGAAGGAGTAGAATAACTTGAGTCGAGGCCATGAGTATTTAGTTAGCATGAGTTATATTATCCCAGATTAACAAATGTGTAAATACAAAAGGTACAGCAAGGATATCTCTAATTGAATAACTTTACTTCTAAATTCTGTAGTTTAGGTTTAGAGATCTTTTAATAGGGAAAGCCAGCTTATTATAACGAAATTAATACCACTGCAAGGGCATGCGTTACAGAGTGGTATTTTTAATAGAATGTGTTAAATATTATATAACTGATAACAATGGGAGTAGATGCTTAGTTCTACAAAAATCTCTATCTGATAAGCTTATGATCCTGCCAGTGATTAAGTAAAACAGAGATGCCTTGGCAGAGGCTGCAACGGCTAGCAGATCATAAGAGATCCTAGTATCGGGCGGAGGGAAGTTGTATACGTAAGTACCTCTAACTTTTTAAATCCTTCTGATCAAGCCTATGAGTAGATGAAGGTGCATAGTGACAGTAGGCTGCTTGATCTATGTTTAAGGTGGTTGACTAAGAGACGAATGCAGTAAAAGACTGGCCCGAGAAGGTCAGTAGAGTAGGGGCGGAGCCTACCGTAGTCACAATGAAAAACGAAAAGATTAAGTTGTCGCAAGGAAACTTACACTTAGTAGTTTATAAGAGCAAACAGACGTCAAGCAATGTACAGATTAAATGATGTTTGGGAAAATAGAAACTATTAGTAGCTGTAACTACGAATGTTTGATGTAGCAGTCAATTGCATATGAGAGGTCATATGATTGATAGCCAAATGAATATCTGCTCTTATTGATAAACATGCCTGTACAAGTAATATCGAAGGTTGCACACGGATGATACGAAGGTTAAAGAGCTGGTGCAATAAGCTCATAATTAGAATTTATCTAGCTGGAATGTTTATCACTTTTTACCTATAACACTTTGATCGGTGTTATAGGTCCTAGAAAATAATAGAGATAGGTGGCAAAGTCTGAAGATTCGAAAGAATATATGGCAACAGTACCTAGCTGTAGGGTTGTAACCATTGTGAGGTCACATTTTAGATGATCCAAACGTACAGTCTATCTCTTTTATTTTTTTAAGAAAATAATTATGGTAAAAATATGAAAAAGTTACTTATTGTACTCGCATTATGTGTATTTGCAGTATCTTGTTGTGAAGTAGACCACAACAATTCTCAAGAAAAGAAACCTACAAAAATCACTGCAACTTCTTTTAAAGTCTACAAAGAGAGTGGTGCTTTTGTTTGTGAATACTATGAATTCACGTATCATGGACATAAGTATATCACAAACTATGGAGAAAAGTTTTTACTTCATTCTCCTGAATGTCCTTGTCAGTATTAATCTATGGAAAACAAAAGATTACGAGCTTTTGCAATATTTATTATAATAGGTTTTGTCTTTATAGTAAATTTTGCTTTCTTTGGAGTACAAGGTAAAATTACTCAAAGTTGGACAGATAAGTTTACAAAAGAGATTAACCATCTTGAATATAAGGTAGATTCTTTAGAAAAGGTAGTTAATAGTAATCTTACACATCGTCGTGATACATTAATCATTGATGTACGCCCTCAAACAATCAAAATTTATCAACCTAATGGAAATAGTATTAATAATAATTCTAGTATTGCTAGTACTCCAAGATGACGATTAAACTATGTGGTTCTTTAGATTTGCAATTATTCTCTTAGAATTTTTATTTATTTTTTATTATACTGCAGTTGTTTTTCAACTGTTAGATGTATGGAAAATAACTAATCGTAAGATAACATGGAAGGCTATTATACCTTTCTATTACTTTATTAAGAGGTAGAAAATATATGGCGCCTCTATTTATAATTCTTGTAATCTGTTTATTGATATTATTAATAGATTGCTTTAAAAACAAAAGAAAACATTAATCACTTTATAAAATCATATGAATTTAAAAAAGATTATTGCTGTCTTCGTGGCAGTGTTCGCAGTTTTCTGCGTTGTGTTTCTCGGTAAGATTGGAGAGGATGTGAAGAACGAAACTATTGTGGTCAACCAGTACCCCCTTACGGGTAACATGGAGTATTGGACGACGCCTGGCTTCCACTGGCAGTGGTGGGGTAAGACGACGACCTATTACAAGACCCAGCAGCTCTGGTTCGGATCGGATAACGATTCAGGTAACCAGATGGGAAGTCCCATCCCCGTTATCTTTAACGATGCATCAGATGGTATGGTATATGGCTCACTCCGAGTTAAATTACCTACTGATCCGAAGTATTTGTCTCGTATCCAGACGGATTACAATGGTATGGATAGGCTTATTAACGACCTCGTTCGGCCTACTGTAACAAAAGTTATTTATGCGTCAGGTCCTCTTATGTCAGCATTCGAATCTTACGCTGAAAAGAAGAATGACCTTATTGAGTATATCACTGATCAGCTCAATAATGGCGTCTACAAAACTGCTGTAAAGCGTGTTGAGATTATGGATGCAATTACAGGAGACAAGAAAATTGTCAATATTGCAACTCTTATTCCCGACTCTCTCTCTGCAGGAGGTTATAAGCGTAGCGAATCTTCGCCGTTTGCCTACTATGGATTGGAGATCGGTCAGGTAGCAGTCTCTAAGATTGACTACTCTGAAACGGTTAAGAAGCAGATTGCACAACAGCAGAAAGCAAACATGGACATCCAGACTGCAAAAGCTCAGGCGGCTGCTGCCCAGCAGGATGCAATCAAAGCAGAGGAACTTGGTAAAGCCGCTGCAATGACTGCAAAGTGGGAGCAGGAAAAAGTAAAGGCTGTTGAAGTTACCAAGGCTCAACAGGCTTATGAAGTAGCTGCTCTCGCTGCTAAGGAAGCAGTTGAGAATGCAAAGAAGGTGAAGGCTGAAGGTGATGCAGAAGCATTCCGTCAGGCAGCATTAGTACGTGCAGGATTAAGCCCGAAAGAGAAAGCTGAGTATGATATGAAGACAAAGATCGGTGTAGCTGAAGCTTTGTCGAAGCTCGAGCTTCCTCGTGTAGTTATGGCAGGCGGTAACACTAACAGTGGTGGCACTGCCATGGATGCGATGGGACTTAAGATGGTATCGGATCTTGTAGATAAGATGTCGAATTAAGTCCTTTAAGGCTAGGGAGGAGCCTATGGCAATCCTCCCAACAAACAGAAGTAGTTCAATGGTAGAACGTAACACCGATAAGGTTAAAATAGGGGTTCGATTCCTCTCTTCTGTTCTAATTTAACAGTATAATGTTTAAGAATATGTTAAAGTTTAGAGGTAAACAACTTGCAAGTGGTGCAGTTGTAAATGAAAGGATGTACTATTATGTTCTTGATGCACTTGATAGTAATAAAGACATAACTCTTACTTCTATTCTTGGAGTTGAAGTGAGTCGGTGTAACGATTTAACTAAAGAACAGTTAGAACAAGTTTTTGATTACTTAGTTGAAAAGGAATTAGAATAAAAATATCATTCATTAAATAAAAAGAAACGATGGCAAAAATGAACATGAAGGCTATTACGATGGCTTTCAAAGAAGTTCTTCTCGATGAGGAGGGAAATCCTGTAAAGGATAATGAAGGTAAAACTGTCTATGTACGGGTGTTCCGAAAGGTTCGCCACAATGCAGCATACTTTCCCCGCACTTATCGCCGTTAGGCAGAAAATCCTACCTGCTTCACCAAAGGTGTAGTCCCTGTAATAGAACGTTACAGTTTTCTCTATTAAATATATGGAAAAACCATATATAAGAGAAGGAACCCATACTAAAACTATGAAGTTCTAAAAGGACGATAAACATTGCCTACATCTCTTTGATCGGAGGTGTAGGCTCTATTTTTTACCTATTTTCAAACGAATTCGTTAGGAGAAAGCAGAGCCTCTAATGCTTACGCAATAAGTATTATGCAGAAAACGCGACTAAAACTTGATTCCACAAGTGTTGAATTTTGTTGATTAAACGATACCAGATAGAGTGGCTCATACCCACAAACCTGAATTAAACTACATGATCGTAAAGTGTAGATTCTCCTGTAGGCATACAGGCTGTTATTGTTTACCCATTGGAAGGCGTGGGAATAGGTAGAGTTAAGGAGGAAGGTTAGTCTACTGGTGTATAGTAGTATAGAGAACATGGCCCAGTACTAGGCTGAATAATAGCCCATGTTAGCACACCTTAACTTTTTTATTATTAAATCTTTATTAAGTTATGGAAGAAGATTTTGATGGAAATCAAATATTAGGAGTAGGATTATTAATAGTAGCTATACTTGCAGCAATAATTCTAGCTCTAATGTAATTACATAAGTACTAGCGAAAGCCGAGTGAATGGTTCGTCTTCCTAATACGCGTTAAAGCTCCCAAGAGTTATCAGAACTGGGTATCAGAGTATGTTAAGTCTCAAAACGAAGAACAGTACTTATTTTAGGGCCCTTAGCTCAATTGGTTAGAGCAACTGACTCATAATCAGTAGGTTATCAGTTCAAGTCTGGTAGGGCCCACTATATTAAAGTTATCTGAGGTAGAAGGAAAGTACCGCTCTGTACTGAACACGGACAGGTAGAAGGTGGAAGTGAATTCCTTAAATCTCTTAGGTGTTCAGCTGAGGTTTAAGAAGGTTCATGTGTAAGATAACTTTAATTTAAACTAGCTCGCCGTCTCACCTTTCATTGGAAAGATAGTGTACCGTATATTTAGTTCTAGTACATGAAGGAGACATACTTCGAGGATAATCTGGAGGTCGCGAACGAAAGATGAAAGTAAGATGTTAGATAGGGCCTAGTAATACAGGGAAACTGAGAGCGAGACTCAGGATGGGCACAAAAATAATTAAAAATGAGTAAAGTAAAATATAGATCTTTTAGAAAATCAGAAGAAACATTATGGAGATCTTCTTTACCTGAAAATGAGGTAGAAAAACCTATTAATTGGTCTAATACTCCTGAAGGATATTATTATATTCGAGGAAATAAACAAGGACATTATAAAGATTATATCTATATAGATAATAAATGGTACTTGTTAAATGATCAGAGAAAAGAAAATGGTCAATGGGTATACAAATGTACTGAATTTGAATTCTTTCCATCTTTACCTCAGAAAGAATGGGAAATATTAGCAAAAGTACCTATTAAAAGACTGTCAAAGACTTGGAGAAGGTATTTGTTAGCTTATAAACACTGGTGCATATTAAGACAAATGCAAAGAGGCATACGTGTATCCCTTTTAAAAATTAAAAATGATAACAAAAGAAGATATAATTCACTGGTTTGAAGTTCTCAAAAATAAATGTGATAGAGTAACGACAGGTAATTGTTCTCATGAGATTAATTCAATTCGTTTCTTAGCATCTAATTGGGCAAGTAAAATAAAGAAAGAACAAGGAGAAACTATGTTTTATCATAATTTCATAGGTATATCTGAAGTTTGTACTAAAGTAACTTCTGGGAATCTTTCTCACTATATAGCAACTATTAAAGGAACGTGTATTCGAAATATAGAGTT